CCTTGTAGTACTGGCAGATCGGCTCGATGATGCAGCGCGCCGCGATCTTGTCGAAGGCGTCCATCGCCTCCATGACCTTGGCCGGGTCTTCGCCCAAGCTGCGGATCTCATCTTGAGACATGCCCTGACCGGCCTCAACGGCCCGTACGGCCATGGCCGAGATCGAGTCGCCCAGCAGGTTCTCTGCCAGCAGGGATGTCAGTGCGACGCGCTCGATGCGTACGACTTTGTTGCTCGGCAGCTCCAGCAGCTCGCCTTCGTCGTTACCCCAGTCCGAGACCGAGGAGACGACCAGCGGCTGCTTGCGGTCGGCCGGCGCTTTCTTGACAGCTGCCCGCTTGGCGGGGTTCCCGCTGCGGGTCGTTGAAGCTGGCATCCATGTGCTCCTTGCTTCGTCGGTTGGATCCGTTACGGGATGGCCGCAACGGTTTCGTTCTGGATGAGGTTGTAGGTCTCATCGATATGACCAGAGGTCTTGGAGGGCAGGCCCTCACCAGACGCCTTGGTCAAGAAGAACTCACCGTTGGAGAACTCGCCACTGACCTTGTCGGTGAGCTTGGCCCGCCAGATGACGCAGTGGACGTCGCCACCGCTCTCTGAATAGGCCTGGCCCTCGATCTTGAAGTCAGGGCGGGAGTCCGTAGCGAGCTTCTTGTAGGTCTTGACCTGGTTCGGAGTCGTACCCGAAGAGGTCACCGTGCCACCTGCAATGATGGCCAGCGCCTCCAGGCTTACTCCTCCAGATTCCAGCTCCCACTCGATTACAGAACCTTGACCCCTCGTCGCGACCTTCTTGTCGTCGCCCAAAAGGTCCTCGAAGTCCTCATTCTCTTCAAAGCTGAGGGTCCGAGCATTTGGGAGATCGACAGAAGTACCCCCGACCACTCCGGTTCCGGAGACGGTTGAGAGCTTGATGTCGCGAATACCAAACGGAAGAGTCTCGGCGAGTGCCATCGACTACTCCCCCTTTCGCGTCACTGGGTCCTTGTACTTACGGGTTTCCAGGAAGACACCAGTGATGGCGTTGAAGCGGTGAATGACTACCTTCCCAACGCCTGCGCCGCAGCGGTACGACCTGCACTTCACATCGAGGACGCCGTCCCCGAGGTAGCCGAACAGAATGCCGTTGTCGCAACGGAGTTCTTGCATGAGAAATCTTAGGGTCTGCGGGTCACTCCGCAGGCGTATCCGAGGCCGCGTCGCTGGCCTTCAGCTCGGTGACCTTGAACTCGTCCTTGTGGATCTGGAAATACTCCAGCAGGGTCGCGTCCGGATTCTCGATGAACTCGACGCTGCCACGGTTCCAGCGCAGGTCGCGCTCGGCCACCACGTTGAGATCCTTGGCCAGGTGTGACTTGCTGAGATTCCGGTCGGTCACCTCTGCGCCGGACCCGACGAACTCGACCTTGAAGGTCTTCTTTGCTGCCATTACGAACTTCCCCCTATGACATTGAACGATGCGGATCGGGTGATCCCGCCGTACTCTTCGGCCGGCAGATCGGGTGAATCGCCAGCCCACTCTATTTGGGAGATGTGCTCCCCACCGGAACGCCGATCCGACACGGCGACGAGATAATTCCGGAAGTCTTTGAGCGCTTTGTCGATGCGCAGATAGCTGCCGGGCTCGTCGTAGAACCACACCTCCAGGCCCGGCATGCCGCGTCCGGACGGCGTCGGGACGGTGATCCGGTAGCGGTGAACGATGAAAGGGAAGTCCGGCTGAGAGTCCACCACAGAGCCCTGCAGGACCCTGACCGGCAGCCAGACGGTCGGGTCGACCTCGGACAGGATGGTCTGGATAAGGCCTCTCATATCCGCTCCAGGAGGTTGTTGTACTGCTGCATCACCCTCGGCCCCATCTCATCGATGGTCGGCTGGATGATCGCGTACCTGGCTTGGTGCGCCACCTCGAGCCAGATGCCGTAGGAGACCTGATGGTAGAGCACGATGCCGATCTCGTCGCCCTCCTGGTAGGCCCGCGCTGCGAGGCCGTTGCGGGCGTTGCCGGTGCGGTCGGTCCACGGCGCGTTGTTTTTCATGTACGCCTCGACCTGCGGTGCCATCCGGTTGGCGGTGATCATCGCGGCGCGCTTCACCTTCGCCGGCCCTTGCCTCAGGTTGGGACTCAGCCCGTCCTTCCAGATGATCGAGCAGAACTGCCCGGCGACATCTATCGCGAAGTCGTCGGCTGCCATCAGACGTCCTCACGGATCCGGACATCGGCCTTGGTCTCATAGGTGGGGCTGCGGCGCACGCTGAGGACCTCGTAGGTAGCGCCGAGGAAGTCGAAATAGTCTTTGCGCTGCAGCAGCAGGCCAGGCTCTCCGACCATCACATAGTCGGGCCGGTCCAGCTCGCCGTTCGTGGTCTGGGTGATCGGGTTCGAGGTGGCGTTGTCGGCGCCCTGCGGGACCATCCGGACGATCTTGCCGGTGCCCACCGCGCTCGTGGTGCTCTTCTTCTTGCCGCCGGCCCCGTCGGAGATGTACAGGTCGCGCCAGATGTCCACCACCGACGGGTCGGCGGCGATGAAAGCGATCGTGTTTGCGACGTTGAGCTCGTACTCGGTCATCTCGTCATGGTCCGGCTGAATGCCGTGCGGCCCGTGCCGGGCAGAACCTCCTGCTCGGCGGCGACGAGATTGGAGTACAGCTCCAGCATCTCTTTGGCTGTGGTGTGGGCCTGACTGTTCTTACGGCTGGAGCCCGATTCGGTGATATCGACCAGGGCCGAGGTGGCCTTGGCTTCAGCGGCCCACATCTCGGCCGCAGCACCGTTGATGCCTTGGGTGTCGAACAGCAGACCCAGCTCAGCGTCGGTGAACTCCCCAACAGGGGCGATCCGCTTGAGCTTGATCAGGTCTGCTGTCGACGCCATGTCCTACTCCGGTACTGGGTGGTTCTCTCCGATGACGCTGTCGCCGGGATTCTCGTTGATCGAGACCGGCTCTGACTTGCGCAGCTGCGCCGCCAGCACGTCATCATTTTCCTTCAGCCGCTGTACCAGCTCGGCCTTGTTGCCGCTCTTGTCGAGCTGCCGGTTCTCGGCGAGCTCGCGGAGCTGCTTGAGGTTCAACTCGTCGTACTGAGCTGACTCGACTACCTTGTCCTGCTTCACCTGCTCGGCCTGCTCGACGGCAGCCATGCGCTCCTCGATGTCATCGACACCATGGACCTGCTTGGCTTCCTCGATCAGCCACGGGCGCTGCCGAAGGTAGGCGACTGAATCTACGTCGAGGTCATCGACGTCGATATCGCGTGCCATGTGCTTCCCTTTCAGTGATTGGGGAGAAGTGCCCAGCCGGTGTGAGGCCACACGGACCGGCTGGGCCCTTCAGCTCCCCCGCGCGGTTAGACGTAGATGGCCGGAATCGAGTAGGTCCCCGATGCAGTCACCTGCATCACGACGCCGCCGCCACGCTGCCGAACGCCGGTCCCGAAGCCACGCTGGTAGAACGAGTCGATCAGCGGGTAATCGGGTACGGCGCCCTTGACGAGGCGCAGACCGCGCAGCTGCGCGTTCGTGTGCTCGCGCAAGCCGACCAGGTTCCGAAGGTTCGCGCGGCCACCGCTGCCGATGCCCAGCATGTAGCCGGCGGGGATGAAGTCATCCTCGACGATCAGCCAGGGACCGTACGAACCGATGGCGCTCAGCCCGGCGTAGCTGTTCTGCGGCTGCGAGCCACCGAACAGGACCACGTCGATCGGCAGGTACGCGGCCGGGGTGCCCACCGAGGGGATGAAGTCATAGGTTGCCCCAGACGCCACCCGGAAGGTCCGGATCGTATTGCCTTGCTGGCGGTTGACGAACAGCACGTGGCGGACACCGTTCTCCGTCGAGTAGCCCTTGGCGCGCAGCTTCTCGTACATGTCGGTGAGGTCGTCGTGCTGCACCGTTGCGTTGCCCGAGGTGATGTAGTGCGTCTCGGCGCCGGTGAAGGTGTTCGTCTTGTAGGGCGGGGGCACAGTGCCGTCCGCGTTGTAGAGCGGGTAGACGCTGACCGCTTGCCCATTGATCGTGGCGGTGCGGTTGACGTTGTTGAAGACCGCCCTCATCACATTGGTGAACAGGAGGTTGTTGTCGGCCTCCAGCACCTGTGAGTTGATCGCCTGGATCTGGTTCAGCGGCGCGTCGGCCAGGAACTTCCAGGTGAAGCGGGCCCCGATGTCGTACCAGTCGAAGTCGTAGCCAAGGTTGAAGAACGCACCGGCCGGACGGATGCCGCGAGGCTCGCCATACTCTGATGCCTTCTCGAAGTTGGCGTACTGGATCTGCGGTACGCGCTCGATCAGCTCGGTGACCGGGAAGGTCAGCAGATCGATGTAGACCTGGCGCTGGGCGTTGACCAGGGCAACAGCGGAC